GTAGCGGCATACATCTTTTGCTTTTTGATTATTTAGAGCACGACATCATCGCAACTAGCGCAAACATCTCAGGCGAAGTCGTCATAAAAGATGAGAGCGAGCTAAGAGAAAAACTAGGTACAGGAGTTTTAGTAGAGGTAGTAAAACACTCAAACGAAGATAAAGATGAAATGCGACCTGAGTTAAGGGAAACTAAATTTGAAAGAGTGCAGTACATCGCTAAAGATGGGTTTGGAAAAACAGCACTATCGACAGGAAGCGTATTCTACAGAAATTGGTTTAGAGTGATTTAGGAGGACTAATGAGTAAAAACTTTAGAGCACAACAAGTCTACTATAGACGACTACAACTATTATTCTTAATTCAAACCTATTTAACTGAAAACTGGAGATAACATCATGACAACAAATAGCAAACACTACGAAGAACTAAACATTCAACCATGGGAAATCATGGAGCGAAACTTCACCACTGAGGAATTTGTCGCATACCTAAAAGGTAATATCATTAAGTATACCTTGCGAGACAAAGGGCAAGCCTTAACTGACGCAGAGAAAATCAAGCACTACGCTGAGAAACTCATTGAAGTCATCGAAAAGAAAGAGACAGATGAATTCCTTAAAGAGGACGCTGAGCGTATCTATGGGAAACATAAATTTAAAGTAGGCGATCGTATAAGAGTATTAATTAGTAATAAAACAGGAACAATTATTAGAACCCCTGTAGAAGAATTATGGTTAGAATGTAGTAAAGCCTACATTATCGAACTAGATAACAAAGATAGTGGCTGGGAAGCAACTAAAGAAATACATTTAGTCGACAGTGAGAATGCATGGTATGTCAATGAAGATGACATGGAATTACTAAAAGAAGAACCAAAGGAAACCTTAAAGCCTAACAAGTGGTATGACGCTGAGGACTTTACAGAAGAAGAACTAAAAGAACTACTACCAGTAGGGACTAAGGTAGTCGTAACAGCAAAACACGACAATGATAGAGAGGTAGACTTTGAGACAGAAAGCCTTATTAATACATTAGTCAAAAACATTGGTAGACGACCTATAAAGCACGATACACGAGTAGGAGTAAATGGCTGTTGCTTCTGGAGACGTTATTTTAAAATCACAGGGGGGTACTAAGATGGAACCAATCATTAGCCCATGGATAATCTACGCATTACCTTTTATAAATCTTTTTATTGTCTTAATGAAAATAATCGCAATACTTACTCTATTAATGCTTATAGTCGTATATACTGATAATACCTTTAGAGCTGATAGAGGAACTAAATTAGTAAAAGTAATAGGAGCAGTATGTATCATCAGTAGTCTATTAGCAATCTTTACACCGACTAAAGAAACACTAATCGCTATGTATATTGCTAACCATGCGACACCTGAGAACATTCAAATGTTAATCAATACATTTATTAAATAAGGAGAACTAAAATGGCACGCACAAGCACTAAGAAAACACAAGAAACAGAAGCAATCACACTAAATGGTGAGCAGGTGCTCATCGAACTACTTAACGACAACGCAGTAATTCCTGAAGCAAAGACAGAGGGAGCTGGCTGTATGGACATTACAATTCCAACGACAATCTCAGTACCGCCAGTTACAGTACAAACGAAAGCTACAGAAATTCCTTTAGGCTTCAAGGTAGCAATTCCTAAAGGACATACAATGCGTATCCAGTTGCGTTCCAGTGTAGGGCGAGACTATCCAATCAGCTTAGCAAACATTGAGGGTATTGTAGATGAGGACTTTAGAGGCGAAGTAATGCTCTTTGTACGCAACTACAGTAAACATATTGTAATGCTAGAGCAAGGCATGAGAATTGCTCAATGCTGGCTTGAGAAAACAGTACCAATGACTTTTGTCGCTGGTGAAGTCATCGAAGATACTGAACGAGGAACTGAAAGCGGTTCTACAGGAAAATAACAAATGTATTCTAAGGGCACTCTTAATGAGTGCTCTTTTTTTTTTGTCAAAAGGAGAACATATAGATGGCAAAACAAAAACTAGGTAAAGACTTTATGTTAAGCGGTACAGCTTGCTGGGCTCACACTGACAGCCCTGAGACCTACGAGGGGAAAGAGATTGGTTATTCAATCATGGTAAAACTTGAGAGCGATGAGAAAACAGAGGCTTTCAAGAACGCACTTGAGGAGCTCTTTAATGAAGCAGAGGCTCAATTAGACAAGAAAGTAAACCGCAAAGTACCAATCAACTTAGCAGTCAAAGAGGACAAAGAGTATGGTGAGTGCTTTAAAGCTAAGACAAAACATGAGTTTAAAGACAAAGCAACAGGCGAACTTGTCAAACGCACATTGCGAGTATTCGACAAATATGGTGAGCCACTACCTAAGGGCACAAAGATTGGTAATGGTTCCAAAGTCAAAGTAAAAGTAACAGCAGATCCATACATCATGAGCTCTAAGAACTACGGCATTACATTACGATTAAACGCAGTACTTATAGAAGAACTCAAAGAATACACAGGCGGTGGTTCTACAGCTGAGAGCTTCGGTTTTGAAGTAGCTCAAAAGCCTGACAATGACTTTGATGAAGAAGCTGTAGAGTGGTAATAAATGGCTAAAGGCTGGACTTTTAGTCGCTTAGGAGGCTTTAAAAAGCGTACCGACAAGAGTACTAGAAGTGGCTTTGAGAGCAAGGTAAAAGCTAACCTTGAGAAAGCTAAGGTACCCTTTGAGTATGAAACACTGAGGGTACCATATACGACCACTCACTACTATAAGCCTGACTTTATATTGTCGAATGGAATTATTGTCGAAGCCAAAGGGCTGTTCCTACCTGAGGACAGAAGTAAGCACTTAGCAATCAAGAAGCAACACCCTGAGCTAGACATTAGGTTCCTATTCATGAGAGACAACTATATCAGCAATAAGACAAAAGCTAACAAGTACAGTGATTGGTGCAAAAAGAATAACTTTAAGTATCATATCGGTACAGCAATACCTAAGAAATGGATAGAAGAGAAAGGAGGTAAAACGAATTAAAGCATACGGAAAACTTAAAGAACGTAAAGAAACAAAATACATTAAAGTAACGCAGTATGCATTACACGACAAAGACCCTCAAGTAATCTTGAGAAATAGTCAAAAAGCAGGCTACCTGTTCTTCCCTCACCACTACTTAATCACAGCAGATGGAACAGTCAATAAGTTCCGACCTGAGGAAGCAGTAGCATTTGGTGAGATGGACAATTACGACACTACTATTAGTGTTCTATCTGACATCACTGAGGAAGCTCAAGCCAGCTTAGAAGTCGTGCTCAATACATTGCGAGAGCAATATAAAGGAGTTGAAGTCATTGAGTGATACACGAGACGAGCTAAAGGAATACGAGTGCATGATGGACAGAAAGCATAAAGCCATCACAATATATGCTAAGCAAGTTAAGTACTTTGAAGTCGAGCTTGAGAATGTCTCAGAGAATGAAGCGATAGAGCAAGCGAAAGCTCAGATTAATTGTCGAGACATAGAGGCAGACGACGAAGAAGTACTGATTGATGACATGGATATTCATGACTAGCACATCAGAAATTCTCAATGCTCATCTTCCGTGCCCTGATTGTGGCTCATCTGACGCACTCACAGAGTACACTGACGGACACACTTATTGCTTCTCTTGTGAGACACATCATAATCACAATGAAGAGAAGCCTAAGACAACTGACAGCTCATTCATAAGTGATATGACATTAAAGCCTTTGAAAGCTAGAGGTATCACTGAGAGCACCTGTAGGAAGTATCAGTACTACTATACGAACTACAAAGGGAAGCCTTGCCAAGTCGCTAATTACTTTGATGAATACGGAACTCTTGTCGGACAAAAGCTACGCTTTAAAGACAAGTCATTCGCTATCAAAGGGAAGCTCAGTACTACATTCTTTGGACAGCAACTATACAACAATGGAGTACGACTAATCATTACTGAGGGAGAAATTGATTGTCTAACAGTTAGCCAACTACTGGGAAATCAAGAGCCAGTGGTGAGTATTCCATGCGGTGTGCAAAGTGCACGCAAGGTATTTGAAGCTAATCTAAAGTGGCTTGAGGGCTTTAATGAAGTAGTCGTAGTATTCGATAATGATGAAGCAGGTCGCAAGGGAGCCCAAGAGATAGAGGGCATTTTGTCTCCTGACAAGCTCCGTATAGCTACACTCAAGCAGTACAAAGATCCTAATGAGTACTACTTAGCCGACAAAGGCAATGAGCTCTTAGAAGCTCTTGAGAACGCTAAAAAAGTAACACCTGAGAACATAATCAACGCTGATACATTACTTGATGACCTGCTAGAGGAGCCTGAAGAAGTAACTGGGTATTCACTACCATGGACTGTAAAGGCAGACAA